AAACGTGTTTATAAAAATGCCTGTATCACCCCAGGACTTTGCCCTCTGGTCCGACCTCACAGGCAACCCCTACCCACAGACGCCAGCTGAGCGGATGGCTCTGGCGCCCCAAGTTTATCAATTCACTCGCAGCATCGGCCGCAGGGGCGGTCCTGCTATGAATCCAGTGCGACGCGCCGTTGACGTTGTTGGTAAAGCTGCTCTGGCTGCAGGTGCTCTTGCCGGCGCTGCATATTTGGGAAGCAAATATCTTGGGAAAGAAGATAAAGAAGAAGAAGAGCTGCTGGTCACCCCTCCAAAATCACCAGAGAAAACCACACCTACTGTTTCACAGGCTGTCGTTGCTCCTGCCGCGCAGTCGGTGACGCCCGCTGATTTATTTATTGAAGGGATCGGTAAAAAAGAAACTTTTTCTGGACACCCTTCTTTTATTGAAGAAAGTGTTCGTGGCAGGGCGCAGATGTTCCTGGAGCGGATGGGTGTTGGGAAATTAGAACTGGACAACGAGCCCGCCATTGGGTCGACTATTGTTGAAGCCGCACCTGATTTGAACTCGCAAGTTGCTAAAAATTCTGGAGATGTAACTCAGTCGCCAACTTCAGATAATTACAATCAAGATGTTGTACTTAATCAAACTGAGGAGGCCCAACAGTTACGTGGTACAAACCCACAAAAACCGACCACTGTACCTTCTGAAGCAAAGCCAGCGACACAAAACGAGGTTATTACCTCAAGTCAAACTTTTTCTCCTGGGAACGAAGCAGAGCAATTAATCGGGCAAGGTTCTGCTCAAGCAGAGGAGGCTTTCCGAAAGAGTGCTGCTTATGCATTGATGAAGAAAAATTACCCTGGACTGCAGGATATTGAATCGCCTACGGATCCAGCTTCCTACGAAACTGCATCGCCAACACAAGCAGCAGAGACGCAAACGCCACCCATTTTAATGACTGGCGTCCAGCCATCTCCGCAGATGCGCGTTGCTAAAAACGTAGCAACAGTAGAAGAGAGTCCAATTGCAGCAATGTCTACCCCCGCACCTGTAGATGTGGGAGCTGCATTGCGCAATAAAGGATTAAGCCTATCCAGCGATGAAAGCGGGGTACGGGTTGTTGGTAAACATGGGAATGAGTTTTATTTGAATCATCCATATTCTTCACATCCAAAAGCAGGCATCCGCCAGACAGCCTTACAGGAAGAACAAACCGCAAGGGCACTTTTGGCATCTGCTGGAGTGTCCCCTGAGCAAGCAAAGGATTATTGGTCGACAAAAATAAACGCGCTTCAAACTGGGTTTGAGCCTACACAGCAAGTAACTACTCCTGCAACTGCACCAGTTACTGCAGCTGTTGGTCCAGCAAGTGGTCCAACACTAAAAGAGATCCAGGAGCTGGATCAACAACTAGCGCTTACCCATGGAGCACGTGCCAGTGTTTCCCAGCGTCAGATGATGCGCGACCAAATCCTAAAGGATCGATATACCCAAGGTACCGGGGTTGCTGTAAGCGCACCGACAGAACAGCAAAATGTCATCGAGACTGTATCCCCTGGCCCCTATCGCGTTGCCGAGAAAGCTGAACAGCAAGATGTTGTGCCTGTAAAACAGAAATTATTTCAAAAGGCCGTTGAACGTCCTGCTGCCACTACTCGCGGTACACTCGAACATGCCCTTGCCGAGGCAGAAGAACAACGTGAAGGGATGCGGGACGCTCCTGCCGGAACAATTATCCACAATATCCCTACTGCAACAAGATCTGGCACTCGTCAAGTTAAGTTATACCCAAATCAGCAAGTAGGTGTTGTTTATTCTCATGACCCACACACCGAATACGGATATAAATCTGATCCTAGGTACTACGAGGAACTTAAGTCTATGTTGGAGCAAGGTGGATTCCACCCTGGAGGGACTGCCTTTATTACCGCAGGCCGAAACCTTGGTTTGCTTTCTTGAACAATTCTGCTAAAGTAATTGTATTGAGGCACTTGGCTCCTGAAGTCAACAGAACTGCTATTTAATAAAAACGTACCAATTTTGTAAGCATGACTGAGGGTGGGAACTGGATTCAAGGAGCTACCAGCAGAAATCCTGGCGCTTTTTCTAAAAAAGCGGAAGAGCAGGGGATGTCCACTGCTTCTTACGCCGAGCAGGTAACTAAGAACCCTGACAAGTACGATAAGAGTACAGTTAAGCAAGCAAATTTGGCAAAAACTTTGTCCAAATTGCGGAAGGAAAAAGGTAAGTGAGGTAACCGCAAATGGTAACGCAACCATTTAGCAAGTCTTATGGGGGACCAGCTGAACAGGCTTGGAGACAAGGTAAACCTGCATATGCTGGAACTCTGGGGCCCTACCCATCATCGGCAACAGATCCAGAGTCTTTTAAGAATGGCTTTGTTGAAAAAATGCGTGCCAATCCAGGCAGTAAGAATTTTTACAATAGCAGTGTGTTTGGGAGTGATTCAGCGGTGCAATCACAGGCAAAGATTGACGCAGCATCTAAGACGGATCAGCCAAGTTTTGCTAGCCCTGAAAACAATTCATTTGCAAAGGATTTTGTAAGCAAGTATTCCCAAGCAATTGAGCGCGGGTTAGTAGAAGAAGACCGAGCGGTTACACGGGATGGATTAGCTAGAATAGCTTCACAATCAGCAACAGAAGGATCTTCGGAGCGAGATCCAAACACAACAAGTAAATTCCCTGGGGCAAGCGGAGCCAGTATCTAATGACAACATTTTCGATGACGCGACTGGCTGGCCAGTCTCTAGGTAATTTTTTAAAAGTAGCCAGTGGAGCTCTTTCTCAGGCTGTAGAAAAAGGTGTTTTGAATAAACTTGGGAACACTGAAGACTTTGTGGATTTACCTGGAATGGCTGGAATTATCGCACGCAATCCAGGAACAGTTGCAAAACTTACTGGTGCGGCTGCGCCAGTCGCTGCACTTGGAGGTACTGCCCTTGCTGCCAATTTGGCTGGAAACCTTATGCAGCCTAGTTCAAATATCTATGCACAGTCAGAATATTCACTTCCAGTTACTAAACAGAGCGCCGCTGTTTCGTATGCAAATCAGCAATATGTCCCTGGCGCATCACCAATGACAAACTCACAAGTAGGTGAAGCAATGTTAGAACAGCAGAAATTTCAACATCAATTGGATCTAATTCGAGCCCGACAAGCTTCAAGTATGGGGGGAGGGTCTTTACATCAAGGATTAAATCTTCAAGGGTATATGGATTCGGCTCAACGCTCCCTTAATTCACCAGCACCTTACTACGGCTAAAGCAAATGGGATATTTTAACGAGGGCACTTCCGGAGCGTCTTATGACTGGGGTAAAAACAAGGACGCATTTGATTGGGGGAACAGGTTTGACATTGACACCGTTAAAAACAAAGGTGGTGGCGGTAAAGCAGATTGGACAAAAGTAGCGCGTTTTGCTGGCGACGCACTTTCTGGTTTTGGCGGTAAAAATAAAGATCCATTTGGTAATGCTTACGGCAGGTTTACCCCAGGAGAGTTTGGTGGTGGCGGTGTTGGAAAAGTTACAGACAATCTGTCTGTGATTTTCCCTCAACAGTTAGGTCCCACATTTATTCCTGGTACGTTTGGTGAAGAAGGAAAGTCAACAGGAAGCAGGGTTGCTGGTGGATTAGGAGGTGCCTTAAGTGGAGCTGCTACTGGTGCAGCATTTGGACCAATTGGCATCGCAGCTGGAGCCCTTATTGGTGGTGCTTCTGGTGCATTTGGTTAAAGATTATTCCCTTTAAAATAACAATCAAGAGGATTTAAATTATGTTGCTCCCACTTATTGGTGCCGGTCTTGGCGGTTACGAAGCCTATCGCAGGAGCGGTGGTAACATTGGTGCTACAGCGCTTGGTGCTGGGCTTGGAGCTGTCACTCCAGGGGCACTTCGGATGGCTGGAACCGCATTAGGAGCCAAACTCGCTGGTAGTACGCTTGCAAGTCAAGCGGGCTCTGGTTTGATGGGAGGTGCTGCACGTCTCGGCCAAGTTGTAGCTAATGCCCCTGGAACCGTGCAGGCTGGCGTTGCTGCATCTGCCGCTGCTCAGGCAGCAAAAGGAGCTCGCATTTTATCTAACCCAGGTTTAGCATCTCGGTTACTCCCAGGTATGGCGGGCACACTAGCAGCTGGAACTGGCGTGCTTCTGGGCGCTCCTGCCTTAGCCGGCGCTTTAGCTTCTGGAGTCGCACCAGCTGCACAGACTGCCGCCAGGGGAACTGCCGGCCTGATGGCTGGTAACCAACCAAATGCACCACAGTACGACCCCAATGCACTCCCCGGTGGTTTAGGTCAATTCGGTCCTGTGTCTCCTTATGGTAACCCACTGGACATCATGAACCCTGCAGGGTATGGCGCTGGCCGCACTGCTGAGTCTGCCCGTGAAATCGACGCCCAGGTAGCTGCTCTGCGCAAGCTGAACCCTGAAATCTTTGCAGCGGCAGAAGCACGCTCCAAGAACGAATTCCAACGCCAACTGGCTGCTGCTGGCATCCGTCAGAATATTGCTACTAATGCAAATATGCTGGAGCGTAGCCAGCAAGCTGCTCAACAAATGGGGGTTAATGCCGCCAGCCAAGCCGGTTCTGCGCTGACTTCCCAATACCAGTACAGCTGAGTATGGCCTACGACTGGAGAACATCGGGCACTTTTACAGGCTTCAATCCTGTAGCTTTTAGCCTTCCCAAAATCGCCGGCATGGATTTATCCTATGCCGGTAAAGGCAAGCGTGACACAGTTGTATACGATCCAAGCACAGCCCAAGGCTCTGCTGCTCTTACCCAAAGTAAGCCAAAGGATAGTGCAATTCCATCTACAACAAGTATTGCCGATGAATACTCCAAGTTTTACGAAAGAATTGCCCCGTTAGAGCGTCAAAAGAGAATTGACGAAGCCCAACTTACCGCTGCGTTAACTCGCCAGCAAATGGCAGATTTGATGCCATACTTAAGTGCGGCAGGTTATGAGGCAACTGCACGTTCTTTGGCTGCTAGTAAATCCTTTGGCGCTTTTAAAGAACAGTTGCCTTCCAACGTTCAGAATATCATGGCGTCTAAACAAGCGCAGGCAACTTCTGCTGCTTCTGCAGAAGCCGCACGACAAACGGCCACGGCTCAGCAGCAATTAGCAGCTAAGGATTTTGCTGGTAAGTTCGCCGGTCAATATATTAGTGTCAGCTGACGTACAATCAGCTTGGTATCTCAGTAACAACAAACAACACTAGTTGATTATGGGCCGTTCCTCTCCGCCACCTCCTCCTACAATCGTTTACTCGCCGCCGCCTCCGCCGCCGCCCCCGCCGACTCCGGTTCCTACCCAGTCGCTGCAAACTCAGACTGCTCTTAATGAGGTTAGCGGGGCACAGCAACGATTGAATATGGAGTTAGGTGCGCAATTAGACCGTACCAATGCTGAGTTCTTTGCTGGTCAAGATATTCGCCGTACTCAATCTACTGGTGCGGAACAGCGTTTAGGGTACGCATCACAAGGTGAGCAGGAACGAGCTAGTATTGGCGCCACTGGCGAGCAATATCGTCTAGGGTTAGGAACTGCAGGTGCAGAAGAACGCGCAACCACTCGTGTCAGCGGTGAAGAGCAGCGTAAGGGTATCGAAACAACCGGAAGTGAACAGCGGACCACAGACTTGCAGCAGGAGATGTTCCGGCGCTATAAAGAGAATAGAGATTACGAGCAGGCGCAAGGCCAGTACCGAACATGACGGAATGGATTCAAGGTTTAACTGACAAAGACCGAGAATCCTTTCTTGCCTTTTGCAAACAAAGCAGCTCACCAATTCAGATGTACCTGTATGCCCGATTCCTCGGGTTTACAGGTACCATTGTCGAATGTGATGAATGGGGCAAGAAAGAGTACAAAAAGCGTAATTTTAATCAGATCTTGGAGATGGAAATTGATTCCATGCAGCAAGATATCTCCAAGTTAAGGGTTGCCATCGACAGAGGAATGGTAAAGCAGGACATGGGTACTGCGAGAATTGCTATGTTGCAGAAAGAATTAAGAGGGGCAATTAAACAGATAAATGATGAAAAGGTATTAATGGATAAACAGGGTTTAATTCTTGCTGGTGCGGACCGTGCATTAAGGGAGATGCTTTCTATCTTCCGGGATGATCCCATCGAAGGCCCACTCCAAGAAGCATCGATGGGTGTGTGGACCAAGATCTTGGCGGAAGAATCCTAAGGTTTAATAGCTTAAGCTAGGGTCGTATCACCCCGATATGGGGTGGTATTACCCCAATGTGGGGTTATTTGATCTCCGTGGCGGGTACTTCTCTATATTCTGTATATCGACGCACAGCACGCGCTGCTGCAAAGCAACAAGTTGTAAAAAAAACAACAGACATTGACGTTGAACGGGCGCGGGTGGATTTTGCTTATTTCTGCGATGTGGTCGGGGACAAGCCACCAGCCACTCACCATAAGGAATGGCACCGCTACCTCTGTACTGGCAAAGATACTGAATGCTTAGTCGGCATCGGTGGACCAAATATCGACATCTTGGCTCCACGTGGATCGGCAAAATCTACCATTTTGGGTTTATACACCGCGTGGGCAGTTGGCATCCACGCTTTGCATAAAAAACCATTAAAGATTCTATATATTTCATACACAGTTGACGTTGCCCGCCCTAAGAGCGCAGCCATTAAACGAATAATCGAGGAAAGCAAGGCTTACAAAGAAATCTTTCCAACCGTAAAAATTGCTAAAGGTATTAATTCCAACGAATATTGGAGCATTGATTGGAAGTTTGCTGGGATTAAGTCGACTGGTGAGGAAGAATTTACAGTCTGCTGTGCCGGTCTAAAAGGCGCGGTGACTTCTAAGCGTAGCCACCTATGCATCATTGATGACGCTATTAAGAGTGCGGACGATATTAAAAACAGGGACATCCGTGTCGCCATGGAAGATAACTGGAACTCTGTTATCGTCCCGACCATGTTTGAAGGTGGTCGTGCTATCTGCTTAGGTACTAGATTTCGTCACGACGACATCCATAATTCAACTTTCACGCCAGCCAATGACTGGGTGCAAATTGTTCAGTCTGCCATCACTATAAATGATCAAGGAGATGAGATCTCTTACTGGCCTGAAATGTGGTCTTTGGAATATCTACAGGATCGTAGACGCCAAGCTCCAATTGCTTTTAGCTTTCAATATCAAAATCATATTGTTCAGACCAGTGAGCTGTCACTCTCACCTGACCTAATTGTTAAAGGGGCAATTGCTACCCAGTTTGATTCTCTTGGTATTGGGGTTGACCTCTCCGCCGGTGTCAGGGAACGAAACGACTACACCGTCTTTGTCATGGGTGGTCGTGTCGGGGATAAAATCCACGTTATTGACTGCAAGCGCCTTCGCATCATGGGCAATCTGGAAAAACTAGAAGCCATGATGGAGATGATGGAAGAATGGGGTGTTGTCCACAAAGATAAAAATCAATATTTCCCTACAGGCAGCAACATTGACGTTTGGTCAGAGGCGGTAGCCTATCAAGCTTCCTTGGAGGCAGACTTTAAGCGAATCTGTTTAGGTGATCATGGGTTGTACAACGTGAATTGGCACGCAGTCAAAGGTTTTCGCGGGGATAAGGTTGCACGTTTCCGTGGCATTATGGGCCTGTTTGAACAGCGTAAAATTATCTTCAACAAATTCAGAAGGTTTGGTCCGTTAACCGATGAGATTGTTAACTTTGGTGTTAGCTCCCACGACGACTGCGTTGACGCCTTAGTATGGCTCTGTAATGGGTTGATGACCAGAGGAAAACTGGAGTTGGAGTACTAAGGTTAGAGTATTGACGATTTAAACTAAAGAAATCACTCGCCAATGTCCACCAGCTATTACAACGTAGAGCTTGAGCAGGACGCTTACGGTTCTGCTGTCATTCCACTTCCCGACGAGTTGTGCCATGATTTGGCACTGCAACCGAACGAAAGGTTTGAACTTGAAGTGGAGGATGACATTATCACCCTCAAACGCCTTGCGGCTGGCTACGATATTGAAGAATAATCAGACCTCTAGAAATCAATGAGCGATAGTAGCAGTAAATCCGCCCTAGACGCTATCCTCAAAGCGGTGGTAACCCGCGATGGTACAGGGGAGGCAGACACCATGCTGGTGAATGCACACCTGTCCCAAATGAAGATGTTTGGGATCCGCCAGGGGGTGGAGTTCTATCCTGAGCAGGATAATTTCGGCACGCAACGTTTCGACTTTATCCAGCAAGTAATTAAGTTCAACAAGCTAGACGCTAGGCTTGATTCCATCTGGGATCGTTTTCTTTCTTACGGGAAGGGTCTTTTTTACATTCGACCTACCAAGAAAACTTATCGTCTTTATTGGTTTGACAAGGACTCCTATCGAACGTATTACAGTCCAGAGGGGGACTTAGAGGAGGTCATTATCATCTATCCGTATAAGGTTAAATCCACCCGAGGTTTTCAGGGTGTAGGCCTTTCCACGGATAAGCGCTACATGCGTCTTCGTATTACTGCCACTGAGATCGAAGAGTATCACAGCGAACAGGAAATTACGTTTGACATGCCAACCATGGAGTTTGGCGTTTTTGACAAAAAGACGGTTGTCAACACGATGGAGTTTATTCCTTGTGTTGAAGTCTTTAACAATCCAGATGCCTTTGGCACCGATGGGGCCGGGGAATTTGAATGGATGGCCAACCAGATTCTGGCGCACGATGAGATGGTCAAGAACATCAGGGCTAACCTGTCGTTCTTTGGTAATCCAACCTTACTTTCGTCTCGTCCCAAGCAAGATATTATCGAGAAGGCGGATGGTGATGTTGTACAGCGTCCCAGTATTTCTAGCCAGTCTGGGTTCCAATCAGAGTTTTCTCTTTCCAGCTCGACGTATAAGCAAGATAACGTAACTCGTCAGCCACCTGGTTATATTGGTAAGCCAGGAACAGGCATGCGCGTGCCACGTGTGATTGCTAACCTGGAGCCAACTGATCGTGTTGGTTTTATTACTCCAAATGCAGTAAGCACAGACCAGGCCCGATACTCGGAACAACTGCGCAGTGAAATCCGGCTTGCATTGGGTGGTATTGACGACCTCAGTATTACCAATGTAACAGCTACGGAAATTAAATCGGCGTATGGACGAGTAAGTGCAACTGCAAAGAAAAAATGTTTGCAACTTTATACCTATGGTATTTGCAAATGTTTTGAATTGATGGTTTTTCAGGAGGAGCAGATCTTCCGCAAGACACTTGCTTACGCATCTGGCATTAAGTATCCCGATCCTCCTGAAGATCTTGAGGATCCCGCCCAGCAAGCTAAATACGAAAAGGCTAAGGCTACTTACGAAAAGAAATTACAAAAGGCGATTTCTACAGCACTTGAGACAAAAACTATTCCTGATGGTGTCTTGGGATTGGCACCAGATGGGGACAGAACTGTCTGCTGGCGTTGGATGGGTCCTGTTTATGAAGACACTGCACAAGACAAACTTAATCAATCTATTTTTACTCGTAACCTTCAAGAGTTAGGTGTTGATAGCATTGAAGCACTGAAGTATTTATTACCTTCGAAAACGGATGATGAAATCGCGGGCAAGCTCTCCGGTT